GATATGATCCAGCAGGAGTATGTATGAAGCTGTGATAGCAAAAATGATCCTGTGTGCATTGTTCAGTGGTGACCTCTAGGCCAAGCTTTGCAGAAAGAGGAAATGACACTGTTCGAGCATTAAGTTTGTAAATTACCCCGTCATCACCACCTGCTACTAGATAAACGAAGCCAGGACAATCGAGTGCTACGTGTTTCAGAATTTTACATGTATTTTTCAGGAATGTCCATGGCACTCCACTTGGAAGTTTGAAGATGTGATCAAACGATTGTCTGTTTATCAAAAGGCGCGAACGCCATTTGCCCTCTATTCTGCTGACCATTGCGAACCAGAACTTCCACAATAATGGGAGCTCAGGACAGAGCATCTTCAATACTAACGCTGGAAAAATGACGTCAGACAGATCGTGAGATGCGTCGCACTCAACCGCATCGACAGGATGGAAAAACAAGCGCGAATTTTCATCAGGATTGAATTTCGTGAAAACTATATCATGCAAATCATATGGCTCAACTCCACAGAGGAAATCTAGGTGCGCTATGTCGCCAGCCCCCAAAGCCAACACCAGGCATATGATGCGAGTCATGCCTTGTAGTAGCATTCCTACCGTCGCATTAAGTGCTTGAACTGGTTGGTTCGACTTGATGCGAACCACTATATTGAAGGCTGCAAACAATTTGGAAACAGACTTATTGACAGACTTCCACAATGGGAGCCCAGGCTTTAGCTTCTGCTGAGTTTTGTCCACACTCGCCAACAAGCTAGCGAATGCAAGATCAATCTCCCTCAAAGCACCTAAAACTGACGCTTTTGATTTGACATCATTGATATCAAACAATTCAGCTATTCGGAACATGGCTTCTGAGTTTGGCAGATCCTTGAGTTTGCTGAAGTCTTCGAACTGTTTCATAGCTCTTCTTATTGCTGCTTCCAATTTCTCAGCTATCAAGTCAACAGCTGTGGCATCCAACGGTTGCAATTTGGACTTGAGATTGCGCGCTGCTTGCTTTGCCAGACCACGTTGAGTCGCACGCATGGCTTGTCTTTGAGTGACGCCTGCAGTTAGTGCTATCTTTTGTTCCAGATTATACCTAGCTGCTCTTGATGCTGCGGTGAAAGTGCTTGCTGAAGAACGTTTGCAATTGTCATCTCTTGTGTAAACACCGGGAGTGAGAGTGCGAGCCTGAAAATTATTTCTCTGATCAATGGGAATCTGCACTTTGGTTGGCCTCGCTT